CAATGGCAAAACCGACTTCACTGGTGATATTAGTTTAAATAGTGATATAGAAATTTCTGGTAATATAGAAATTTCTGGTAATGATAAGTTTGTTATTACTAATACGGGTAATGTCGGCATTGGGACACCAAATCCAACATCCAAATTGACCATTATGAGTGCAAACTCAACAAATGGATACACGGATGAATTTTCATTTTTATCACAATATAACACTGCTCAGGAACGCACTGGTTATATCCAAAACATTGGATTTTACGGAAAAGAAGAATATGGCAACACTCCAAGATTGGCAGCAAGTATTGAATGCTTATTTGGGGACAATTTACATATTCCTACATATAATGGTAGTTCAAGTTCAAATCTTATTTTCAAAACTGCTGATAGAAATCAGGGTAATGCGATTGAACGAATGCGAATTAATCACGATGGCAATATCGGCATTGGGACAACTAGTCCTGGGTATCCATTACAAGTTAAAACAGTAAAAGATAATTTGATTATGGGTTCAAGCAGATATCATATGGGTCAATTTGGTACAGATGGGACAACTTCCGTGACGAACATATCGTTTATGGGACGGCCATGGGGCAATGCGATGATGGATATTGGATGGGATGGTTCTCATCTAAATAGTGCATCCAAACCATACCTGCCACTACTTAGCTGGAATCAAGGAGCTAGTAGTAGATACAATCATGTTTCTGCGTGGTTTGAGGGTGGTGTAAGTTTGTCATATCTTGTAACTAGAAGTGACAAACGGTTCAAAACTGATATTTCACTTGTCGTTGACGACACTGCCCTAAACAGAGTTAACGCTTTAGAAAGTAAGGAGTACCACTACATTGACCCCTTGCGCAGACGACCCATGAAAACAATTGGTTTCATTGCTCAAGATGTTAAGGAAGTCTTACCGAACGCAGTAAAATATGAAATAAATTATATTCCAGACGAGATGCGAATCATTACCGAACCACAATGGTCGCAAGATTCAAGCGACAACTGGCTTCTGGATATTCCTGATTTAGATATGTCAGGAGCTTTTACAGGCAAAGCGAAGTTTTATGTCTCAAACGACCCAAGTGGAAATGATGAGGTCTGTAAGGAAGTCGAAATAGAACCTGATAAAAAAACTTTTGTTTTTGACCAGAGTTGGAACAATGTCTTCTTTTACGGAAAAGAGGTCTACGATTTTCATACAATAGACAAAGCACAAATCTTCGCACTTCATCATTCAGCAATTCAGGAACTCGACCGCAAACATAAACGAGAAGTAGAAAGTAAGCAAGAAATAATTAAAGCATTGGAAAGTCGTATAGAATCATTAGAATCTTTTCTGTTAAATATTTCAAACAAACAGCAAGAGATTGATACAAAACAGCAAGTGATTGATACAAAACAACAAGAGATTATTGAAAAAAATGATAATATTGAAAATAGAGTACAATTAATTGAAAGTAATTCAATTAGTAATACTGAAAAGGAAAGCGAAGCAATTAATACAAGTAATATTGTTTTACTGTAATTTTTTCACTATGAATTTTCTTATCTACAATAAATAGATTATTTTTAATCAACTATATTGCTGACTGGCATATGATTTTTCTTCCATTGTTTTAGCAATTTTTTACTCCAAATTACACCCATCAGATATAGTGGTATAGTAGCGTAATAAACCGAATAATATGTATAATCTAAAAACATGAGAAAATAAGTAAAAAAGAAAACTCGAATAACAACATAAATAATTATATTTAATTCATTTATCCTTTTCATTATTGTTGGAATAGCTTCTTCACTAAATCTAAAAAAAATAGGATGATATTTTAAAAATGGACGATATTTAATCATACAATATTCAACATTCAATAAAATATTAGTAGCTTCGCCATATACAATTGCATAAGTGAAATCATTCTGCGGTTCAAAAATATATGCCATAATAATTACAATATGATGATACAATATCACAAAATCAATTGTTTTCAACATTTTCCGCTCATAAATACTTTTATAAAAACATATTTGAAACATGTCAAATAAAAACATTCCGGTTAATATGTTTTTAACACTTGTATAAGAATCAAAAGAATATAAATAGCGATAAATAATATTATAAATTAAGATACACTTTGAATATGTCATGATAAGAACAGGAATATTAAAAATAATACCTAAATGATACAACATGCTGCAAAACAATAGATATTTTCGTATAATATTTAAATCAGCATCAGTATAATTTGGAATGTAAAAATCAGGATAATATTTAAAAAGAATACTCGGCAATACAATACTGTCTTCATATGAGGTTGTAAAATTATACTTAGACACCGTTGAACAATCCATTATAGATACATACTTCTTGTTGTATATATCTATATCATTTAACTTATTTAAATTTCATTCTCATAGTTGAACGAAACTTTCTTTTATTTTTCATAACAAGTTCTCTCGTAGAAATTGGTGGCAATACTGGTTTTTCATTTAATACAATCCCTTTACCTGAAATTGTTTGCAAATTAATAGTTCTTGGTTTAAGAGGCATCAGCATATTTTTGGGTTTTCTAAAAACTTTATCTTTATTAAAAACATTCAATGGTTCTCTGGTTTCTTCTTTAGCAACAGTTTTTTCAACAACAGGTGGGTCTATAATCTTATATTTTATATTTTCATCACTCTCTTTAAAATTTTTCTTAACATCATCTACAACAGCTTTTGCTACAAATAATTCTTCACTTTTAGATTCAGCGTCTTGGTTAAATACTTTCTTGTAGATATTACCATCAATAGAATTCCATGTTAATACAATAAAAAAATCATCTTTCAATTCAATTTTTAAATCTTGAAATGCAGGTTTTTTTGAAATAGAAAATTCATTAATCTTGCCAGCTAAACCTTGTGGTGTATACCTTCTTCCATAAATCTTTATATTTTCTTGTGTTTTACTCATCCATACAATATAAAACGCACTATTAGACAGTGCAATTATATTTGAAAAAAAACAGTTGCCAATATCTCTCGACACATTCAGTTTATTAATAATTTGTTTTCCATCTTTTCCTTTTTTTAACGCAACAACATTTCCATTCTCTTCAAACACTTCAACGTTATCAAAATTATTTAGTTTAGTTGATTTCATTATATATATAAATAATATTATATGAGAAAAGTAATTTATATTAAATTAATAAATTATTTAAAAATAATATATTAGCTATATTATATGACTGATATTCAAAACACAGTTGAAAAGGCTCTTGCTGTTGGTGTAAGTTCTGCACTTGTTTCAGGTGTAGGTTCTTTAATTCCAAAACATGGTGTTTCATCTCTCCCTGAAGTATCTCACAATGTATATTCTCTCTCTACTTTTGGTGCAATTGGAAGTGCAATTGGTGCATATGTTTGGTATACTTTCAAAAAACAACCAAATTCTGATTAAATTAAAGTAAAAATTACTCTTGATAATAATATGTTAAATATATTATTATTGTTGGATAACTAATTACTAAACTACCCAAAATATTTAAGTCATTAAAATTTGACGCGTTTTGATAACAACCATTTAACTCTATTAAAATTAATCCCCAAGATTTTGAAAGAGCCTTTGCATAAGTAATACTTGGAGCTATTATTATTACATAATTGTAACTAAATAAATATATTAAATAAATAAGTGAGTTGAAAATATAACGCACAAAGTTTTTTTTAACATTTGAGTAATATAATTCTGTCGAGTCATTATAGTTTAAATACTTTGTTAAATATATATAAATCATAGGAATAGAAATTAATTGAGAACAAAAATAAAAAATAATAAATTCTTGAAAATAATTACTTGATGAAACAGTAATTTTTACGATATAATCGCTTACATTCGTTGTAAATAAATGTATTAAAACAATTTTATCAAATGATAATACACGATTAAATTTTGTATTATCTTCAGGTATTGTCTGTATTAATGGTGCTTCTAAATCATTCAATTCGTTGTTTTGTAATTCTACATTTCGTTTTTCAAAATATCCGTAATTTAAGAACCAATCATTGACATTTACAGTGTCAATCATAATAGAACCTCCAGTTATTAAATAGGATGACACCAAATAATTAGGATTATAATTAAATAGGCCACTTGTTATTTCTAATGCACCTATAGTTAAATAATTTAATTTTTCAATATTGTATATTTTGGTCTCTCTAATATAGCAAAAAATTAAACATTCACTTGTATTTATTATACCATGTAAGAAACCAAAAATAAAAATTCTAAAATTGTATTCTTTTAAAATGGCCGGAATGTAAAAAAAAATATATCCTAATAAAAACAAAATAATAATGGTGTCAATACACTTTGAATAAAATAAGTAATGTATTGAACCAACATTTTTTTTTATATATGTGTTATTTGCTTCGTATAATACAAATAATATATTGTTGATACTAGAAATATATAGCCATGATATCATATTATATAAACAATATAATATCTATTTATATAAGCCATTTAATTTAAATAAGATAAATAAGATGTTTCGATACTTCAAAATATACTTATTGATGACCAAAAAGAGTTTTCTTCAGCTCGTTCGTTCCTTTTCTCTCCATTTTTTTTTGTTGCTTCTTCAATTACATCATCGACTAGCTTTTCAATAATATTTTCAGCAACATCTTGCAATACTTCATTTTTTTCAACGAACTGATATTCATTTTTAATATATTTATTTTCTTCCATATCGTCTTTTTTCAATTTCAACACCATATATGCAATATTCAAAATACATTGTTTTTTAATTTCAAAAGCGTATGGATAAATTATTCTTCTCTCTTCTATCATATATATTATCAATATTTTTAATAATATTCATAATATTTTAAAATAACAATTCAATATTTTTATTGCTATTAATAAGTGTTATAATGCGTTCAAATTTTAATTATAATTTATTTTTTTTAAAATAAAATATTTTATTATATTAGAATAATGGCAAGTGATATTCATTTTCAAATGCAAAAACTTATAAGAGGTTCATTACATGATAGGGATGTTTTCATTACAACAGACCGCAAAAATGGAAAAGCATTAAAAGTTTACTCGAAAGATAATAATTTGAAGGAACATAATATTATCCAACTTTTTTTAAAATGTCCTTGTGAAAGAGCAACAATTAAATATGGACAAAAAAATAGACAATTCTTAGTAATTCAAAGAAAATTAAAAAATCCTGTTTACTTGACTAGTAATAATGATTTAATAGTTAATACTATTTACGAAAATATTGTTAAATGGATTGAAGAGACGCATAGATGTCAAATATTTTTCAATAAATGGGCGTCGTGCATGTTGAATAGTCTTGCTAAGTGCGTTCATACTCTCCAACTTAAAAAAACTTTTGAATTACAAATTAATAATTCTAATAATAAAAAAAATAAGCTAATAAAATCAGTTTCACTAGGAAGAGCAAAAATTTCGATAAGATATTTAGCACATTTACTAGAAAATGGAAAAATTGGTTATTTTAATCTTAAAAAAATATTTTTCAACACCTGGTTTAACCAATGGAATAGTATTGCAGTTAGAAATATTATTAGAAGTAAGCATAAACTTATACAAAAAAAATTAGGGTTCTTTAATGGTGCAAAAACTAAAAAAGACTTTGGAATACGATACAAAAACAATATTGATGATATTCATTCTAAATTACAAAATGTGAACGATGATATTAGTAAAATTACTACAAATCTTACACAATTAATAAATTCCAGAAATATTACGGAAGATATTCAAATTGAGACTGTAAATAATTTGCAACAGATTGCCGACTTAAGACATCGCGTCGAAACAATTAACAATAGTGGAGAGGAGTTTATTGTTATTGGAGACCAATCATCGGGCAAATCTAGTTTATTGTGCATGCTTTTAGGTGTAAATATTGCATATACTGATAATTTGTTTGCAACAAGATGTCCGGTTCGATATCTTTTAGAGCCTTGCGACCCTAAAATGGGATGGAAATTTGAATGGGAAGACCCTAAAACAAAAACATTTTCTATTGTCACTCAAGCAGACTTGCAAAAAAAATTAATCTCTCACTTTAAAGGAACAATTGGTAAACATATTGTATTTGAGCCAATCACTATTAAAATTTGGAGCCCAACATGCACGTCATCAATGACTTTAGTAGATTTACCAGGACTTGTTGGCAGTGGTGATACTGAAGAAAAGAGAGAACAGCACAAAAATTCATATGCAATTGTAAGAGAGTATTTAAATAAACCTAATATTTTCATTTTATTCGTTCATCGTTTCGATGTTGATATTGGTTCTCTCAACACAAGTATTTTAGATGAGGTTAAAAATAGAAATAAAAATAATGTCATCTATTGTCTTACACATTTTGATAGATGCTGTAGTGACAAAGATATTACTTACGATAACATTTACAATAATATTCTACAATGTAGCAGTGAAATTGCAAATGGTTCGGACATGTTTTTGCTTTCTCTCTCAAAAGCTGTTTCTGACCTCAAAGAAAAAGAAGATATTTCTGCACCAACAATACGATATTTAAAAGAGCATTATGGTGATATTTTAGAACATCGCAATATTCATTTTAATCTTGATACTGTAAAAGTATTTCTAAGAAAGAAATTGCATAGACATGTTTTAGAAATAAGCACTGTATTGCAAGAATTTTTATACAAACAGAAGGATATACTCCTAAGTGAGTTTAATATTTATAACGACAAATATTTAGTTCCCAAAGTCACCGAAGATATTTTAGAAAAATTCAATACAATTTTTAAAAATAAGACACAAAAGTTATTGAAAGGCCATTTAATACCCGAAAAAAGAATATCCGAACATTGTTTCTTTGAAGACTTACAGACTGAAGTTAAGAATGCCAATGTTTATTCAATGCGTAACAATGTAAATGTCTGGCCTTCAATTATTATGCTTCGTAAATCCAAAATTGGAGAGATGTCTAATACTGAAGAATTAAAACAACAAATTGTAATTGAAGAGAAAGAAGAAAATGTTGATAATAATCTTGATGGGGATAATAATGATACGAATAACAATGATACGAAAAATGGTGATAATAAAAACAGTGATTTTGAAACAAAAGATGATGATGCACTAAATAATTCTAAATCCTCTTTAAATACGTCGAGAGAACTACCTAAAAAGGAGAACAATATATTATTACCAGTTGTTTATGATGGAGGTTTAGATTTCTGTTTAAAGAGAGATTTGATTTCACATGCTTTATATACAAGAACTGTTTATGAATTACAAAAACGACTATGCTGTATTGACGTTAAACCATCTAAAGAAGATATTATTCATGGTATTACATATGACCCAAATATTAATTTAGATACACCAAAAGATTCAGCACATTGTGTTATGCAACATACAGTAAAACAACAATTAAATATGAATGGATTTTTTGAATATGCAATCAAAAGATTTGAGTATATTACATACAAAATCATTCGTTATTCTATATGGAATATTAATAATACAGACGACAAAGACAACAAATGTTTAACACTTATGGACAATGAAGAATTTCAGTATATGTTTGAGATTGAGATTCACAAATATGTTGAAAGTTTGTGTAGTTATACAAGAGAGAAATTTATATCATCATTTGATGAAATTATGAATTCACCTATTGTTATGAGTCATGCAGACAGATATAAAAAAATGTTGATTAATGATTTCGACTGGAATGAAAAAGATATTGAAGCGTGCAATAATGAAGACATTTTTAAACCAAAAAATATTGGAGTTCACAAAGTTTCAAAAGCGAATGAAGTTCAAGAAGAAGATAATAATCGTATTGATAAGATATGTAATCTAATAAAACTTCACATTCATGTAAGACTTCTTATGATGTGTGAGCTTATGACAATTCATATTGATTTTAATTGGCGTAGAATGCTTGATGATTCAAAAGAGTCTTCTAAAAGCGACGAATCTATTTTATTAAAAAGTATTTTTGACCATGTTCGTGTAAATGTATGTAAAAATATTTCTATAAATAAACGTGACTATTCAACCGAACAATTACTTAAAATATACAATGGAAACTCTGAATGTAAAATTGAAATTGACCAGAAAAAAGTCGATGATATAGAAGGATTATTAGAAAACTTGCATGAGTGCAATGAAAAAATACCGGAATTATTATATAAATCCGTTGCTATCGCAGGTGATAAATTCTTATAAATATTTAATTTAACAAAAAAATTAAATATTTTAATTAATTACTCATAGTTTCTAAGAGAGATTTTAAACTCTTATTTACATCACTTAGAGAAGTTGCAAAACCATTTAATTTTCCTACTACTTCGTTGTATTGAGCGTCTAGAGGTTCTAACGCACTATCAACATTCATTCCCTTTGCCTTAAACTCTTCTAAAGATTTCTTGCATTCGACAATATCATTCTTACTCTTTTCAAGTTCTTCAAGTTTTTGACACGAATCTCCAATTTTCTTCATGTTTTCTTCAAGTTCTGCACGAACCGCCTTAACACTCTCCGGTGAGTATTCCATATTATTAATATTCTCATTTTTATTTTCTAAATCTTCCGCAACAATTTCTAATTTTACATTATCTGGCTCATCAACCACTTCCTCAACTTTCACTTCTTCAACTTTCACTTCTTCAACTTTCACTTCTTCAACTAAAGGTTCAACTACTGGTTCTGGTTTCACTTCCTCAACTTTCACTTCTTCAACCACTGGCTCAGCGACAGGTTCTGGCTTCACTTCCTCAACTTTCACTTCTTCAACCACTGGCTCAGCGACAGGTTCTGGCTTCACTTCCTCAAC